GCAGCATGCTCTGATACCATGACTAGAGATGCTCTTAAAGTTTGTGCAGGCCCTAAAAGAATGTGGGAAGTTTATAAACCAACACCTCTTACCCAAAAATGGTTGATGGAACAGGGGTATATCTCTAAATAGAGATGCCATACTTCTATACTAATGCTCGGTAAACCCAAAGCAGAGGTAGAAGAGAAGCAACAAGATGAAGACAAAAGTGAAGTTCTTGGTAATTTGGTGAAAGTTGTAGTCCTTATTTGGAGTGCATCCCTTCTCACATTCTCCTATGTTAGACTTCCAAACGGACAAAAGATTTTAGATTTTGATCCCACATTCATTGCCTCAGTGTTCTCTGGATCACTAGCTGCCTTCGGACTTAGTCCCGCCAAGGCAGGTAATGGTAATGGACATTCTAAAAAGAAAGAAGAACCACCAGTTCAGTCAGCAATAGAACCTAAAAAGTAATTGTATCTAGAACCACATCTTCAAAAGAAGAGTGATGAGTGTGCCGCCATTTGGTATGAATGGTGGCACTTTCAGTATGAAATAAAAGATAAAGAAAAAGCAAAAGAATTAAGAAAAAAGTGGAGTAACTGCGTGAATGAATTTAGTAAAATGATAAGTCAGGAAGTCAAAACAAATCCTCGTTACAAGGGATTGAATCTGAAATAGATAGTGTAGTTATAAAAATGTTTATGAAGTTTTTATTCGGACTTCTTGCTACATTATTTCTTGCTGCACCTGCTTGGGCTGTAGATGTGCAGATGGGTTCTAATGGCAACTTAGTATTTGATCCTTCTGAAATTACAATCAGTGCGGGTGACACTGTTCATTTTGAAAATAATATGTTACCTCCACATAATATAATTGTTGAAGATCGTCCTGATCTCTCTAGAGAATCGCTTATGTTCAATCCTGGAGAATCCCAAGACGTTGTATTTTCAGATAAAGGTGACTATACTTACTGGTGTGGGCCACATAAAGGAGCAGGTATGATCGGTACAGTTCACGTAGAATGAACAAAGACGAAAAACGAGAGTTTTACAAATCTCTTAGAGAAAGGATTCATCAATTAAGAATGAGTCATTTATTTGAGGAACCATGCCCACTCTATGAACCAGAGTGGGATGATTTGTCTGATTGTCGTATGACTTATGATTATGACGATGATGAGGATGGGGAACCTAAAATTTATGTTTAACTACTATGAAAACTATTAACACTTGGGTTTTAAATTTCACTGTAGCAATTATTGATTTTCTTTATAAAGGAAGAGATTTTCCACGTTTTTGGGTGCTTGAGGAGATTGCTCGGGCACCATACTTTGCTTTCTTAAGTGTTCTTCATTTAAGAGAATCCCTAGGATTACGTGGACAATGGCACATATATCTAATGGAGGAACATTTTGCTCAAACTCTTAACGAAACAGAACATCTTGAATATATGGAGAGCAGGGGCGGTAGTGCTTATTGGGTGGATCGCTTTGTCGCCAGACACCTTGTCCTTATCTACTATTGGATCAACGTGGTTTATTATTGGTTGGATCCTCGCTCTGCTTACCACCTCTCCTATGAGATAGAGATGCACGCTGCTGAAACGTATGCTGAATATCTAACTCGCTTTCCAGATGATAAGAAAATCTGTGAGATCATGAATGATGAAATTCAACACTTTCAAGAACTAGCGGAAGCAATTAGAATGATTGATCCTGATCGTCTAACTGTAAGAGAAAAAGATCGTGAACCATTTCCACCAGATTTAAGTGATTTGAGTTCAGTAACATTAGTATCAACAGAAGAACAAAAATGAAAGTAGGAATTATTGGACTAGGACGAATGGGCGAGGGTATGTCTCGCCGCATGATGAAAGATGGTATTGAAGTATGGGGATACCGTAGAAATTATGAAAAAGCGCAAGAACTTTTGGAAAATGGTGGTATTGATGGTGTAACTGTTGATATTCAATCACTTTGTAGTGCTGTAAAGAGTAAATCTCCTGGAATTTTCATGATGGTTGTACCAGCAGAAACAGTGGAGGACACCTTAAATGAGTTACTACAGTTTTGTGATGAGGGAGATATTATTATTGATCATGGCAATAGTAATTTTAAGGATAGTAGGAGGAGGGCAGAGCGTCTTTCTAAGTTGGGCATCCAATATATTGACTGTGGCACTAGTGGCGGTGTTTACGGTTTGGAGCGTGGATACTGTCTTATGGTTGGTGGTACAGATACTGCAGTATCCATCTGCGCTCCTATCTTTAGGGCACTCGCACCAGGCATCGCATCATCTCCCAGAACTGATCCTATGAGTAGAGCAACAAGTGCTGAGTATGGTTGGTTGCATTGCGGCCCTCCAGGTGCAGGACATTTTGTAAAAATGGTTCATAATGGAGTTGAGTATGGAATCATGCAAGCCTACGCCGAAGGCTTTAATATCCTGCATGAAGCTAATGCTGGGGCAAAATATGTTAAAGAAGGCGATGCTGAGGTTGCTCCGATGGAGAATCCAGAAGATTATCAGTATGATATTGACTGTGCTGAGGTGGCTGAGTTATGGCGTCGTGGTAGTGTGGTTGGCAGTTGGTTGCTTGATCTTACCGCTGATGTATTACGCGGCGATCGAGAGCTTAGCAAGTTCGGTGGAGGAGTTAGCGATAGTGGTGAGGGGCGTTGGACTGTCCACGCTGCTGTGGATCTTGGTGTTCCCGCACCTGTTATATCTACCGCACTATTTGAACGTTTCGGATCAAGAAAGTTAGGAGCATTTGCAAATAAAGTCCTTAATGGTATGAGGTACATGTTTGGAGGACATCATGTTAGGTAATTTCCTTATGATAATTTCGATACCTTTTGTATTGACTACTGTACTTTTTGGAATGAAAAAGGGTGAAAATAACTATTATGAAACAGACAAATACAATGGAAACGGAACTGCTCACTAGAGGTATAGTAATCTTTGGTGCCACTGGAGATCTGTGTAAAAGAAAACTTATTCCAGCACTTCATAAACTTTGGGAGAAAGATCTTCTTCCAAAGGGATTTTTAATTACTGGGGCTGCTAGAAGAGATGTTGGAGTTGATGCTTGGAAAAAATCTCTTGGAGAATATCCAGAGGAATTTCTGCATCAATTGGATTATGTTTCATGCGACTTATCCTGTCAGGAAAGTTTAAATACACTTCCCAAAACTGATGACACAACTTATTTCTTATCTGTCCCACCCGAAAGATATGAATGGGCAATCATCAACCTCAAGCAAGGAGGACTTTTAGATGATCCAGAAAAATCCCGTGTTGTTATTGAAAAACCCTTTGGGTACGATTATCAATCTGCTAATCATCTACAGTCTGTGGTGGAGCGACATCTACGCGAAAAACAAGTATATCGCATTGATCATTATCTCGGTAAAGATACTGTTAATAATATCCTTGCCACCCGCTTTGGTAATATTCTTCTTGAACCACTTTGGAATAGGGAGTACATAGAGGAGATTCAAATTTTTGCAACTGAAACTATTGGTTGTGAAGGTAGATCTCAATATTATGATGGTGCAGGTGTCGTAAGAGATATGCTGCAGAATCATATGCTTCAAATTCTTGCACTAGTTGCAATGGAAGCACCTTGTAGAATGGACGCAAAAGAAATTAGAAGAGAAAAAGTTAAAGTTTTATCTGCGACTCATCTAGGGGAGGACATGATCCTTGGACAATATGAAACTTATCGCGATGAAGAGGGCGTTGATCCTGACAGTAACACTCCTACCTATGTTGCTGGTACTTTATTCATCGATAACTGGCGTTGGAAAGGAGTTCCTTTTCGTTTTATGACAGGCAAAAAAATGCCTTATCAATGTGTGGAGGTTATTGTAAAACTTAAAGCGCCACCCTTAGGTTTATTTGAGGGGGAGACTCCTGGTAGAATTGTTATGCGTTTACAACCTCATGCTCACCTAGATATTCAAATTGATGTAAAATCTCCAGGATTAGGAGAGAGTGTAGAGTTAGCTACTCTTACTCATCGTTATCCTGATTGGTTGGGAGTTGATGGTTATGAAAAACTTCTATATGATGCTATAGAAAGTGATCAATCACACTTTGTTCATTCTGAAGAAGTGATAGAATCATGGAGGATTGTTGATGATCTCCTTTGTACTGGCGACTCCTGTCCGATTAGAACCACTCCGTATATACATGAAGTGGGATCATGGGGCCCTCGTAATGAGACAGATTCAATTACCAATTGGGACTATCCAGAATGAGTGCAGCAATAGTAGTAATCTTATTCTCAATCGGACTTACAGTTGCCATGGAACTTACATGGCCAGTCAAAAAAAGAAAACGTGAA